GGCGTGGAGGGGGGAGAACTGCGCGCGCGGGGTGGTGGTTGGCTGGGGGAATGGCATAAAAAAAGCCCGGGGTTGCCGGGCTGGGGTGTTGCTTGAGGGGCGGTGTCAGGCTGTGGCGGCGTCTGGTAGGTCCAGGGTGTAGGGTTTGAAGCTGAACACCTCTTCGCCTATCTGGTCGTTGAGATCCTGGAAGCTGGTCTGCAGGGGGGTGGCCTCATTGGCGGCCCACACTACGGCGGCGGTTCTGGCGTCGCCGAACGCGGCGCCCTGCTGGGGTATGACGCCCATCAGCTGGGGCGGCATGCGGTGGATGGCCAGCTGGTCATCACGGGTTACGTTCTTGATGTTGAGGAATTCGTCCTTTGCCATCACTTCACTGATGGGTATTACCTGTATCCCGTCTTTCTTCCCATTGGGCGAGTAAAGAAACAAGTTCTTGAAGTTGCCCACGCCCTTGGATTCCTTGAGGGCGTTTCGGATGGCGTCAATATCTCCCGACTCTTGGGCGGCGTCGTTGATATAAAGAATGAACCCAGCATGACTGCCGTTCTCATAGTAGCGGCGCCGGAACAGGGTAGCGGATTCATTCAATAGAATCGACTGCAGGCCCGCCAGGTACTCGGGCACGCCATAGATTTCCTGGGCGGTGTCCGGCTCCATCAGGTGCACCAGTTCGGTGTCGAATTCGTTTTTATCCATCCAGTTGGGCACCCACCAGAATGCACCATCCCTGGCCTTTCGGGTGTATAGCGCCGGCGCCGGTTTCAGTCGGCTGATGCGCCCGCCCCTGCTCATGATCGGTTCCAGGTAGGCATTGCCGAACACGCGATAGTCCAGGGCCATGCGGTGGAAGTCTGACCGGCTCAGCCACGGGTGCGGGATGAAGGTGGATTTCAGAATGTTGACCTGCAAGCGGATGGCCGACGCATGATGCACCGCAGCCCTGAAGACTTTATCCAGGCCGAGCAGAGACATGGGCGGCTCATACCACTGGCCGGACCAATAGCTGAACGAATAATCCAGCAACCCGCGGCCATTCAGCACGGGTTCCGGTTCGCCGAAGGTGAAGGCCTCAACGCCGGGCCGCTTCTTTTGGTCAGACATGGTTAGAAAATCTCCAGGATATTGCCGCCGCCTGCATCGCCGCCGGCCTTGATTTCGGATTTATTCAGGGCGTGCAACAGCGCCCATGCCAGATCCCCGTGCCCTACGTCCTCACTGCGCCCGCTGGTGTAGGTGATCGCTGTGCCGCCGGCGGTAACGGCCTTTCTTATTCCCATCAGGGCCATTGTCAGTTCCTTTCCGCCGCCATCGTATTTCAGCCGCCCGTTGTTGATGATATGCACCGCCTTGGCCACCATCATGGATTTGACCGCGGGGGAATAGGTCACCCTGGCCAGGCCTGGGTAAAAGTCTTCGACCAGTTCGGCCACGGCCATGGCTCCCGGGCCTGTGCAGTCCACTTCCAGGTGCTGCACGTTGTAGGCCTGGCACAGCGCCTTGATGCGTTCCGCCTGGACGTGGAACTGCAGATTGTTCCAGCGGATGCGGTCCAGTACCCGGTAGTCGTCGCCGTCTTTCTGAGGGGGCGCCACCACGATGACGCCGGCCCCGTCCCGCGTGCGGCTGGGATCGTATCCAATCCACACCGGCGCCTGACCGATAGGCCGCGGCGCGAACGGCCGGAAGTCGGCCCATTCTTCCCAGGCATCCACCTGGCAGGGCGCCAGCATGGCCATGGTGAACACGCTGGCGGTATCGTCCACAAACTCGCACATCAGCAGGTTCCGGAACTCGGATTCCGAGTACTCCAACCGCAACTGATCGATATCGAACAGATCGCAACCACTGGCCACCGCATCTTCCACGGTGACGATCTGGCGCCACTGGCCGTCCTCACACAGCCGGCCATCCTTCAAAGCCTGATGGCTGACATCAATCTGGATTCGCTGATCGACCGGCCGCCCCTGGTTGAACTGCTCGCCGGACCAAAACGGGTGCGCCTCATGGTTCAGGGTGCTGGGCGTGCTGAAATAGGTCAGCCGCCATTTCTTGTGCATGGCCATGCCGCTGGCCACCTTCCGGAAGGCCTGAAAATTCAGAATCCAGAAATACTCATCCAGATAGACGTTTCCATGGTAGGACTGAGCGGTGCGAAAGTTGGTGCCGAGAAAATACAGGGTGAATTTGCCGTTTGGCCCGTTTACCGTGATCGGGTCACCGGCCAACTGAATATCCAGCTCCAGCTCCACCCAGGCCAAAATATAGGCTTTGAACACATGGGCCTGGGCCTTGGAGGCAGATAGAAAAATCTGATTGCGGCCGGTTTCCAGGCCATCCGCGAAGGCCTCCCGGGCAAAATACCAGGTAGCCCCTATCTGGCGGGATTTGAGGATATTCCGGACCCGCTGGGTGCGCCCGGCAACCCGCCACTGCTCTTGATACCCGAACAGGCCTTCCTTGAAGGCCTTTATCAACTTCTCGGCCTGCTCCTGGGTGATTTCATTCTTTTTCTTGCCGCCCTTGCCCTTGCGCGACCGCCTGGGGTTCAAATCCGCCTCATTGCCGCCGCGGTCGAATTTACGCACCCGTGCGGTGCGCTCCAGGGCCTTGGTGAGTACTTCGATTTCCTGCAGATCGCCGACGGTTTTTTCGTCCTTGCCGATCAACTGCACCAGGCGGGCATCCAGGGCGGTTTCCACGCGCTTGGCCACCGGCGTGCCGTCCCAGTCTCCCCGGTGTTTCCAGCTGTAGACCGTGCCCGGCCGGATGGCCAGCCGCTTGGCAATATCCACAATGCGCCAGCCTTGCCAGTACAGCAGTTTGGCTTCGTATTGTTGGTCGATGGCAGGGGGTGCGGTACTCATGGCCCCAAGCCTACGGCCTGCCCGCCGCCAGCCCTTGCGGTTCCTGGTGTAAAGCCGGGTTTTACACCATCAGGACATTGATAAAAGGCCGCCCCCGGTAGAGTCTCGGAAGCGTCAATGGGTGCTCCAGACGGACACCCGAAACCGATTTTAGCGCACCGCCCAACTGACCGGAGCCGAACCTATGCTGCTTTCCAAATACTACCGCGTGGCCATTGAAGGCCAGACCACTGACGGCCGCAAGATCACGAGGGACTGGATCAACCAGATGGCCGACGGCTACAACCGCACCAAGTACGGCGCCCGCATCTGGCTGGAACACGTGCGCGGCCTGTTTGCGGATAGCGCCTTCCCCGCCCTGGGCGATGTCCACAGCGTGGAAGCCCGGGACGTGGACATAGACGGCGAAACCCGCCGCGCCCTTTACGCTCAGCTGGCCCCCACCGACCAGCTGGTGGCGATGAACCAAAAGAAGCAGAAAATATTCACTTCCATTGAAGTGGACCCGGATTTCGCCGGCACCGGCCAGCCTACCTGGTCGGCCTGGGTGTGACCGATAGCCCCGCCAGCCTGGGCACCGAGGCCCTGGAATTCAGCGCCAAGCACCCGAATGTCTTCGCCGGCCGCAAACAGCGCCCGGAAAACCTGCTCAGCGAAGCCATGGAATCTGAACTGGACTTCACCGAACAGGCCGACGACACCCCGCCGGATACCAGCGCCCTGTTTAACAAAGTCAAAACCCTGCTGGGCCTGGACAACAAAAAGAACGACCAGAAATTCGCCGACCAGGCCCAGGCCATCGAGCTGCTGGCCAATCAGGTAGCGGAACTGGGCAAGCAGGAAGTCCCGTCGGCTGACAACACCCAGTACACCACCATCAAAGCCGCTCACGACCAGCTGCAGGCCGACTTCGCCGCCTTCAAAACGCAGATGGAAGGCGAAGACAAGCCCAAGAAATTCACCCGCCAAGCCGCCGCCGGTGGCACTGGCCAAGCCCTGGCGGACTGCTGACCCAATACCGCCTACACCGCACGAAGCCACCGGAGTTAAGACACCATGCAGAACCAAACCCGCGAACTGTTCGACGCCTACCTTGAGCACATGGCCCAGCTCAACGGCGTGCCCGATGCAGGCCGAAAATTCAGCGTTACGCCCACCATTCAGCAAACCCTGGAAAGCAAAATCCAGGAGTCCAGCGACTTCCTGGGCCGCATCAACGTCATGGGCGTCACCGAGCAGGAAGGCGAAAAACTCGGCCTGATGATTGGTTCCACCATCGCCAGCACCACCGACACCAGCGGCGCCGGTGAGCGCAGCACCCAGGACCCCACCAGCCTGGACAACGACGGCTACAAGTGCACCCAGACCAACTTCGATACCCACCTTCGCTATAGCCTGCTGGACGCCTGGGCCAAGTTCGCCGATTTCCAGACCCGCATCCGCGACGCCATCATTCAGCGCATTGCCCTGGACCGCATGATGATCGGCTGGAACGGAACCAGCCGCGCCGCCACCAGCGACCGCGTCGCCAACCCCCTGCTGCAGGATGTCAACATCGGCTGGCTGCAGAAAGTGCGCACCGCCAAGCCGGAAAACGTCATCCAGGAAGTGGTTCCCGCGTCCGGCGCGGTCAAAGTGGGCGTACTGGCCAACGCCACCAAGGGCGATTTCGCCAACCTCGACGCCCTGGTGTTCGACCTGGTCAACAGCCTGCTTGACCCCTGGCACCGCGAAGCCCCTGGCCTGGTCGCCGTCATGGGCCGCGAACTGCTGGCCGATAAATATTTTCCGTTGATCGAAGCCCACGGCGACACCCCCACCGAGGCCCGCGCCCTGGATGTCATGATGTCCAGTATGCGCGTGGGCGGCCTGCAGGCCGTTCGGGTGCCCTTCTTCCCTTCCCGTTCCGTAGTCATCACCACCCTGGACAACCTGTCCATCTACTACCAGGAAGGCAAGCACCGCCGGGCCATCATCGACAACCCGAAAAAAGACCAGATCGAAGACTACCAGTCCTCGAACGAAGCCTATGTGGTGGAAGACCACGGCGCCTTCGCCGCAGCGGAAAACATCACCCTGCCCAACGCCGACGGAACAGCCTTCGAATAAGGCCGCGGCTGAATCGGCAAACCCAAAACGGCGGCCGGCCCCAACCCGCCGCCGTTTTTACTGAACACCCAGGGGAACAGAACATGATTACACCCGCACAAGCCCACCGCATGCGCATCCAGGCCGCCCAGCTGGACGCCGGCCAGGCCGTCAACGGCCAGCCCAGCGCCTACGAAACCGCCCGCATGCAGCTGGCCCAACACCAGCGCCAGCTGAAAGACATCCAGTCCGTGGAACGCAAGATCGAACTCAAGCGCCAGATCCTGGCCGACTACGCCCCTTATGTGGACGGCGTCCTGGCCGCCGCCCCCGGCACCGACGACGACGTGCTGGCCACCATCATGATTTGGCGCATCGACGCCGGCGACTACCCCGGCGGCCTGCTCCTGGCGGAATACATTCTCACCCACGGCCTGCCCCTGCCCGAACGCCACAGGCGCACCCCGGCCACCCTCGTAACCGAGGAAATAGCCGAAGCCTCTCTGCGCGACACCGAGGCCGTTGACACCGACACCCTCGAACAGGTGGCCGCCCTGGTCGACGACCACGACATGCCCGACGAAGTGCGCGCAAAACTGCACAAAGCCCTGGGCATCCGCTACCTGGTGGAAGACCAGCTGGAAGCAGCCCTGCGCGAACTCAAACGCGCCCTGGAACTGCATGAAGGTTCCGGAGTAAAGAAGAAGATTGAAGAAGTGGAACGGGCCATGCGAAAAACCGCCGACCCCACCGACATCTAAAGCGTTCCCCCCGCCGGCCGGCGGTGTGCGGTGGGAGAACGGCTTAGGCCCGCATCCCCCGCCCCGTCGCACCGGCCCTAATACAGAGGTTTTGCATGCTTGGCCGCTACTTCATGAACCTGCTGCTGGCATTCGACAACACCCTAAACGCCCTGCTGGGCGGCGACCGCGACGAAACCATCAGCAGCCGCCTGGGTCGCATCAAGCGCCACCACGGCGGCGCCATCCCCTGGCGGCGCCCGCTGGCCAAGGCCACCGACTGGGTGCTGGACCGGATCGACCCCGGCCACAGCCTCAAATCGATTGAGGAAGGCGAAGGCACGGACGGCCTGTTCGACCGGCCCGAGGACCTGAAATAATGTCCGCCTTCCTCCCCAACACCAGCACCACCACCAACCTGCAGGCCCACAACCTGGCCTGGTACCCGGTCATAGAAACCGCCCCATTCCGCCAGGCCTACCGGGTACTGCCCGAGGTGCCAGACGACCAGGCCCTGCGCGCCCTGCAGTCCGCCATCCTCAGCACCAACCGCGCCCTGGCCGGCTGGAAGGCCGAGCAGGCCGCCGCCGGCCACGCCACCCTGGCCGACGTACCCGCCGACGCCTACGGCGAACAAACCGAGCTCGAGCTGCACTACAAAGCCGCCGTGCACGCCACCGCCAAGGCCCTGCTGATGGACGCCCGCCGCCAGACCGACACCACCGCCGACGGCCACGACCGCGCCGACGCCCTCGAGCACAGCGCCGACGACTACCGCGCCGAATCAACCCGCGCCCTGCGCGCCATGCTCGGCCAGACCGGCACCACCGTGGAGCTCATCTGATGGCCGCAAAGATCACCGTCCGCGCCGTCCAGGGCGACACCCTCGACCTCATAGCCCTGCGCCATTACGGCTACACCGGCGCCATCACAGAACAACTCTACGCCGCCAACCCCGGCCTGGCCGACCACGGACCCGAACTGCCCCTGGGCACGCAAGTTAAGCTGCCCGCCGCTCAGCCCGAACCGGCCCTGCAAACCATCAACCTATGGGACTAAGCGCATGACCGACACCCCCGAAGGCAAAGCCTGGCAGCGCGCCGTCGATTTCGTCCTGCGCCATGAGGGCGGCTACGTCAACGACCCCGACGACCCCGGCGGCGAAACAAAATATGGCATCAGTAAGCGCGCCCACCCCGGCCTGGACATCAAACAGCTCAACAAAATGGACGCCATCCGCATCTACGGCGCCGACTACTGGCGCCCGCCCGGCTGCCACCTGCTGCCCTGGCCCCTCAACCTGTTGTTGTTCGACGCCACCGTGCAACACGGCGCCTACATGGCCATCCGCCTGCTGCAAGGCCCGCTGGGCGTCAAGGTGGACGGCCTCAACGGCCTGCGCACCCAGATCGCCGCCGAAACCGCCCTAAAACAGGGCCGCGACATCGTCGGCGAAGTACTGGCCGCCCGCGCCCTGCACTACCACAACCTGGTCACCGCCGACAGCCGCCGCGCCCGCTACATCCGCGGATGGTTCAATCGCCTGTTTGATCTGGCGCAAGAGGCCGCCCCGTGCTGAAGCTGCAAAAACTCATCGACCACCTGACCGCCGCGCCGCTGGGCATCAGCGCCGATGCAATCAGCGTCTGGACGGAAACCGGAAACGTGCACAGCCTGCCGGTGACCAACAATGGCCAATACGCCTTGAGCTACCAGGCCAACATCTACCTACCAGCCTATGCCGCGTACCCCTTACCCCTATTTCTGCTGCTGTGCGACTGGCTGGCAAAAAACGAAACCAGCCACCCGGAAGACGCCCTGTCCTGGGAATCGGACATCCTCGACAAGCACCGGGTGGATCTAGTCATCAGCGTCAAGCTGACCGAAAACATCCGCCTCGAACAAACCCCGGACGGCGTCCACATCCGCAGCGTAGACGACCCCGACATGAACCCCGTGCCCCTGCCATCCGGCGCATGGGAAACCTTTACCAGCGCCAACGGCGGCCTCGACCAAAAGCTGCAAGACTGGCTGCACGAAGGCGGCGAAGCATGAGCACCACCACCACCGACAACCCCGCCCTGCTGGACGACTGGCTGCGCCCACTGGTGCAGGCCTTCCAGCCCAGCCCGCGCCGCCGCCTGCTGCTCGACATCGCCCGCGCCCTGCGCGCCGGCCAGCAACTGCGCATCCGCGCCCAACAAAACCCCGATGGCAGCGCCTACGCCCCGCGCCGTCTGCGCGCCCGCGCCCAGGCCAGCGGCCCCATGTTCCAGGGCCTGGCCAAAGCCAAGCACCTCAAAGTGCGCGCCACCCCCAACGGCGCCGGCGTCGGCTACCACGGCCGCGCCGCCGCCGTCGCCCGCGTGCACCACGACGG